ATTATGGATGGGTCCTGGAGAGTCAGCTTCAGATCATGGGATAAGAGGAGGTGCAGAATGGAAAACAGATCTCTGGTTATCCAGGTAAAGAGTGAAACGGAGGTGACATCCTATGATTACATCGATGTGGTCCGGGAGATCGAACTGACCACAAACCGCATGGATGCCCCGGGAAAGCTTGTATTCTCCTGCGTGGAGCAGGGACCGTTGAAAATTTTTGAGGGCAGCTCTGTTGAATATGTGGTGGACGGGAAAAAGCTGTTTAAGGGATACATTTTTACCGTGGAGCGGGCCCACGATGGGGAGACTTCCTACACGGCCTATGACCAACTGCGGTATTTAAAAGCCAGCGCCAGCTATGTATTCGAGAATATGTCCCTGTCCCAGATCATCGGGCAGATCGCGGCAGATTTTGGACTGAAAACCGGGAAACTGGAGGATCCGGGGTACGTATTTCCCAGCCTTATCAAGGAGGACGAGGGATGCCTGGACATCATTTTTGACGCTCTTTCAGAAACGATCACCCGGACAGGAAGGATCTTTCTGTTTTATGACGACGCGGGGGAACTGACACTGACAGAGGCAAAAAATCTTGTGACCGGGACCCTCATCGGAGATGGGAGCCTGGCATCGGATTATACCTATAAAAGGGATATTGACTCCGATACGTATAACCGCATTAAACTGGTCCGGAAAAACGAAAAGAGCGGCAGGACGGACGTGTATATCCACGAGGATACGGAGACGATCCGGAAATGGGGACTGCTCCAGTATTATGCAGAGGTGGATGAGAATCTCAATGAGGCACAGATCGATGAGATGTGCGGGGCCTATCTGTCCTACTATAACCGGGTTCTCCAGACCCTGAAGCTGGAAGCCATCGGCGTGCCGGGGATCCGTGCGGGGATGATCCTTCCAGTGAAGTTTAAGGATGTGGAGGTACTGGCGGGATCCCGTCTCCTGCTGGCAGAAAAGGTCACCCATAAATGGGACGGGGAATTCCATACCATGGACATAGAGGTGAAATCCTTTGAACAGTTTGGAGGTGCAGAGATCGTATGACGACGGAACTGATCGGAGTGATCCAGGAGATCGTAAAAAACTATATCAGAGCGGTCAGGCTGACGGATAAAGCCACGGGCACAGTTCTGACAGAAGCCCCCCTGTCTGTGCAGGTGGATGCCAGCATTCCGCCGGTTTCCGGCCCGGCGCTTCTTCTTACGGACGGTGTGCGGGAACGGACAGAGCCGGTGAAGGGAGGCACCGGTGGTACGGTGACAGTGACAGAGGGGCTGAAGGCGGGAGACAAGGTGCTGATGCTCCGGGTTAAAGGGGGACAGCAGTACATTATCCTGTCAAAGCTCAGATAGAATGGAGGGGATGGAATGGCAACACTGCCAGAGGGAGTAGGACTGGATTCCGTACTGACCCATGTGGACCAGCCTACGAAAACGTTCTTGATCGACTGGAATTCCTGCCAGATATCGGGGCCTGTGGATGGTCTGGAGGCCATGCGGCAGGCGGTAGAGATCATCCTCCAGAATGAGAGGTTCCGGTGGCAGATCTATACGGCAGATTTTGGGAGTGAGCTGGAGGAACTGGTCGGAGAGGATTATGATTTTATCGTCAGCGAGCTGCCCAGAAGGATCCGGGATGCCTTTTCCAGGGACAGCCGGATCCTGTCAGCAGATAATTTTGTGTTTTCGGACGGAAGCGGAGGAAAGCTGGTGTGCAGCTTTGATGTCCACACCGTATTCGGGACGATTTCAGAGGAGGTGGGAACGTGATCGATCTGAACGGATATACGCGGGAGGCGATCCAGAAGGCCATGCTGGACCGGGTTCCGCGTACCCTGGACACCAGGGAGGGGAGTGTGATCCAGACAGCCCTGGGTCCGGCTGCCTGGTATCTGGAGGGACTTTACATGCTGCTGGGACAGGTCCAGCAGAACGCCTATGCCAACACGGCAGCAGGCCAGTCCCTGGACTATATCTGCGCAGAGCGCGGGATCCGGCGGAAGGAGGCCGTGGCGGCCAGAAGGAAGGGAACGTTTAACGTACAGATCCGGGAAGGAGCGCTGTTTAAGACCATAAACGGGGCGGATTCCGTTCTTTTTATGTGTACCGGAAAACTTCTGGAGAAGACGGATGGGTCGTACACATACGAAATGGTGTGCCAGACGGCCGGACTTGCCGGAAACAGTTATTCCGGAAGTATCCTTCCGGTTTCGGCCATCAGCGGGCTCACGTCGGCAGTGATCGGGGAAACCATCCTGTCGGGGAGCGACGAAGAGGACGATGGCTCTCTGAGGGCCAGGTATTTTGAGACTTTTGATGTCCAGGCATTTGGGGGCAATATTATTTCTTACCGGACTGCGATCCTGGCAGTCTCGGGCGTCGGCGCTGTCCAGGTATATCCGGCCTGGAAGGGAGGAGGAACCGTCCTCTGCAGTATTCTGAACAGCCAGATGAAGCCGGCGGATAGTGGCCTTCTTAAGAAGGTCCAGGAGCTGATCTGCCCAGCGGAGGAGGGGGAAGAACTGCCGTCTTCCAATGGATATGGCATGGCCCCCATCGGGGCGGCAGTGACGATCACAACGGCAAACACGCTGGTGTTAAATATCTCATGCAGCATCCAGTTCGTGGAGGGTGTGGCCACGGGGGCGGAGATATACCGGGAGCGTGTCCGGGAAAAAATACAGGACTACCTGGATTCGGTCTGTGCAACCTGGGGAAATCCCATCAAGGGGCAGAAAATCGAATACGTGGTTTCTGTATATGTTTCACGGATTGCAGTGGCCGTTCTGGGAATTCCGGAGATCGTCAACGTGACGGATATTCTGATCAATGGATCCGGGAAGGATCTGGTTCTGACGGAAACTGCAGATTTACAGCAGATTCCAGAGTTAGGGACGGTGATGATCAATGGCGGCTGATCTGATCCATATACTTCCGGCATGGTTCCGCCCGGTCCGGGAATTCCAGGTTATTATGGAAGCCCATGGAGCGGCCCTGGACCAGGCAGAAAAGCAGATCCGGCAGACCTGGGATAACTGCTTTATCCAGACTGCAGACGCAGACACGATCCGGATGTATGAGGAATTGTTCGGACTGGTTTATAAACCAGGAGAAACATTGGAATTCCGCCGGCAGCGGATCCTCCAGATGTATAATAT